GTAGGTATACCTATTGTTGAAGAAGTTAAATTTGTTTTACAAAGAGCTGGATAATGCAACCGAATAATCTGACAGCATTAGATTTTGAGGATATTAAATCCTCCATCAAAACTTATCTGAGAACTAGAAATGAGTTTTCAGATTATGATTTTGAAGGGTCAGGATTATCCTATCTTATTGATACTTTAGCATATAACACATATTATACTGCATTTAATGCAAATATGGCAATGAATGAAGCGTTTCTTCCTTCTGCGACATTGAGAGATAATATTGTCAGTATTGCTAAGCTTTTAAATTATGTTCCTAGATCTATTACATGCTCTAAGGCATGTTTACGTTTAGAGGTTCAGACCTCACAGACAAATGCTTCTTATCCTAGCAGTATAACGCTTTCTAAGGGGCCTACTGCAAGTGGTGGAAACTTTATATGGAATGTACTTTCAGACACTACTGTAGAGGTTGATACGACCACTGGTATTGCTGTATTTGATAATTTGATGGTTAGAGAAGGTTCTATTATGGACTTTTCTTATAGTGTGAATACTTTCCAAAATCAAAATTATAAAATTCCTGCTGAAGATGCAGATATAAGCACTTTAATAGTCACTGTTAAACCCAATGAAGCATCTACCACATCCGACTTATACAACTTAGTTGATACAGTTACTAATCTAACTGCTTCAACTAGGGTTTATTTTATTGCTGAAGGTGAAGATCAAAGATATGAAGTAAGATTTGGTGATGATAGTGTTGGTAGAAAACTTAAAGATGGTGAGGTTATCAATTTAGAGTATTTGGTTACTTCTGGTACAGAAGCAAATGAAATACAGAAGTTTACCTTTATAGGTTCTCTTACCGATAGTCTTGGGATTTCACCTCAAAATGGCGATGTTACTTTATCAACAAAAGAAAAGTCGCAGCAAGGTGCTCCTGCAGAGACAGTTGAGTCTATTAAGTATATGGCTCCTAGATACTACTCATCTCAATACAGAGCAGTTACAGCACAGGATTATGCTGTAATAACTAAGAAAATATATTCTAATGCAGATTCTGTTATTGCTTATGGTGGAGATTCATTAAATCCTCCTATTTACGGTAAAGTTTATATCGCAATTAAGACTAAAACAGGTTCTTCTTTGAACGATGCAACTAAAAAGAACATTGCTGCAGATCTTAGAAGTTATGCAATGGCATCTATTGACCCTGTAGTTATTGACCCAGATCAACTTTATATCTATCCTAAAGTATATGCTTTGTACGATACTGGAGTAACTAACAATACATCTGCTATTAAAACAAATATACAGAATAGTGTTGGTAATTGGGCTACTCAGACTCAGATTAATAACTTTAACTCAACATTTAGAAATCAACAATTCCAAAAGGCAATTACCTTATCCGATAAGGCAATTACTGATGTTTCTGTTCAAACATCACTTTTGAAATATATTAAACCTCAAACTAATCAAACTAATACTTATTGTATTTCTACTGGTTCTGCACTATACAATAGTGCTCCAAGTAACGTTGATGGTGCTGATGCTACTGGATGTAAGAAAGAACCTGTGATATTATCAGGTAATTTTAGGACAGCAGATAGACCTGGAATCGATCAGCAATTTGAGGATGATGGATTTGGTAAGTTGAGAACCTTCTACAACACTGGAAATAAGAAGGTGTACACTAATACTAATGCTGGTTCTATTAATTATGATACTGGTGATATATGCATTGGTCCTATTAATATTGTCGGTGCTGGTGATAATATACCATCATCTACAAATTTAAATCTATCTGATGCAGTTACTGGTGTAGGAAGTATAATTGATGTCAATCAACTTCCAACAGATTTATCATTACCAACGTTGTTTATACCTTCCAACAGTTCTACTATTCCTGCATCCACTCCTGGTACTATTATCAATTTAATTAATCCAGAAGTTACAGTAAGTCCAACTGGTTCAACACCACCTCCTACTGTACCTCTAAATAGTTTGACACCAAAGGTCTTTAATCAAGCACCAACTCTCGTAGAAGTTGCTTCAATTAATAATACAGGTTCTCTCACTTCTAGTTGTTTCTGAATTAGATGGCAAATATAAATAAAGTCTCCCAATCGGTTAGGTCACAGACCCCAGCTTTCATAGAGGATGAATATCCTCTGTTTAATAAATTCGTTGAATATTATTACAGATCGCAAGAAAAGACTGGATTAGGGCAAAATATTTTAAATAATTTCCTACAATATCTGGATATTGATAAACTGGATATAGGAATACTTGATGGTTCAACAAAGGTTGTAGAACCTATATCAATGACTGATGATACTATAGTTGTAGAGAGTGTAGATTCATTTTTGGAGAACGATGGATCTATTTTAATTGGAGACGAGGTAATATATTATGAAAAGACAACACATGCTCCTAATATTGCATTAAGTCCAGGTGTTTCATACGAGCAAGTTAAGTTAAAATGGTTGGGTCTTGCAAGTCCATTGTCATTATTTGATGGATCAACTCAAAAATTTCCTTTAACTTCTCAAAATAATCCAATTGCTCCTCCTACAGCACAGCATTTGATTGTTCAGTCTTATGGTGAAGTTTTAATTCCAAATATTGATTATACCGTAGAAGGAACAGATATAATTTTCACAGAAGCACCGAGACAAAAATTGGATGCTGATGGTGCTTCTAGTACCTTTATTACATATTTGAGTGGTTTTGTTGAGAATACTATTGTACCAATTGACAATTTATCAAATAGTTTTGGTGAATCTAAACGTCAATTCACTATGACAAAGAATGGTGAAAAGTATGAACCTGTTATAGATGAATATGTATTAGCAATCTATGATAATAAGTTACTTTTACCTAAAATAGACTTCTTTATTGACGCAGACCAGTTCATATTTAAAGAATCACCTTTAAATGGTAGATTTTTAGCATTATTCTCTGTTGAAGCACCAATTCCTTCTTTTGGTTCAGGTGCTATTGGATATGCACGTGTGGATGATGATACCAAATTAACTGGTATTTCCACAAGTTCTAATGGAGGGAATTATAGATTTGAATATCCTCCAAAGGTTTCTATAAATTCTGATACTGGATCTGGTGCATCTGCAACAGCATTAGTTAATGGTATTAAAAATGTTTCTCTTCTTGATGGAGGATACGGGTATAGTGATACAAACCCACCTTTAGTAACTGTACAAGAACCTACAAAACCAGGTTCTACAACAGCGAGTATTAAAGCAACTGTTGTAAATGGTGCTGTTAGTGGACTAGAAATCCTTAATTCGGGTAGTGGATATACATTCACACCTAGACTTACTTTCACCCAGCCTGGAGGTGCTACAATTGCCCCTCCTACTATGTCTAATGGTTCTATTAGTGGTAGTGTTATTGTAACTAAAGGTGGTGTTGGATATACAACTGTTCCTGACATCTATGTCGATCCTCCAACTGAAGAAAATGGGATTAGAGCATCATTAAGAGCAGTTTTAACAGATGGTATTGTTACTAGTGTTCAGGTATTAAATGCTGGTCAGGGATATATTGGAACTCCTAGAGTTTCTATTGTAGATCCAACAGGAGCACAAATTTTACAAACTAAGGTTGATGGTGATGGAAGGGTAACTAATATTGAACTTTTAAGTGGTGGTAGTGGATATCAAGATGTTCCATCTGTTTATATTGTTGATGAAAGAGTAGATGGTATTGGTAATTATGCTGGTGGTAGTGGTGCTTCTGCAGTAGCAACAATTTTCAATGGTCAAATTATTGATATTAATATTACTAATTTTGGTTCTGGGTATAGTGCAACTGAACCACCAACTATCTTTATTCAAAGTCCACCTTCAGCAGAGGCATCTGGTACTATAGGATTGAATGAAGTTACTGGATTTACAGTTAATCAGAATGGTAGTGGATATACTAAAGCAAAATTTGAAGGATGTGCTAGAGCTGCAAGTGGTATTAAAGAATATACAGAAGATGGTAATGCTGTATTTTCAAATGTTACTGCAGCAACAACTGCAGAAAAAGATACTGCTGTTAAATGTCTAGATGCACTATTCATTAAGAGATTACTTGATAAGTACACAGAACAATTCTTACCTGATGTACCTAGTTTAGATTACTCTCAAATTGATGTTAGAACGTCAATTAAGACTATTAAAGATTTTTATGCATCTAAAGGTACTTCATATAGTATTGCTTATCTCTTTAAGTTATTATATGGTGAAACTGTAAGTATTTCATATCCAAAAGACCAAATAATTAA